CAACATTATCAAAACAAGTTGATAATGTAATAGTAGTCATAACAACATCATCATTTCCACTTTCTGCTTTATATGTTACATTACCAGATATAGTTTCATGTTTACTAAATGTTGTAATTTCATTAATATTAATGTCACTATGGAGTATCATTCTTCTATTACGAATAGCTTGTTGAAACTCCTTATCTATAATCAAATGCTTATCTTTATTTAGCTTTAAACCTATCTTACCCATAATATCTTCTCTATTGTGTTTATATCTTAAAAATACAGCATTAGAATATTCATTATCACCATCAAAAACATTTGGTAAATGTGCTAAAAATTCACCACCATATGTATTCATCTCTAATACAACTTTAACTTTTTCTGGGTCAAATAATTCGAATGCTATTAAGTAAAATATATGTGCAATTTCACGTATAGAATAAACATTATTTCGGTATAAACCAATTTGTTCAATTTTGAACATATCATATAAATTTTCATATTTAAATTTATCTATTTCTTCTTTATCTCGTAATAATATTTTAAATATGTTTATAACAGAATAGTCTTTCGCAAGTCCTTCTGATAAGTCAATTGATATTACTATATAATAATCTTTTGCTTTCATAGGATTGAATAGATTTGTATCTCTAACAAATTTTAAAGAATCGTATGGAATATTTAATTTTTTAAATTGTGAAAGTTCCATATAATCAAATGGAATTTGTTTACTTTTTAATAAATCAATAGTTTCTTTATTAAATAAAATTTTATCACCAGTAACGAAATGTAATCCATATTCTTGGTCAAATTTTTCTGGAGATAATAAAAGTTTTGTTTCTTCTTCTTGCCAATTAGTCACAACAGATAATTCAGGTAATGGTATACCATTTATCCTTATTTTTCGTATATTATCGATATACGTTTTTTCGTTACCAACTTCATATTTTACATAATCTATTATATCATCACCAACATGTTTTTTATAAAATGATATATCATATTTTTCCCTTATTTCCCTTAATACCGTAGATTTAGATAACCCATATTTTTTTAATTTTGATTCCATTATCTTAACCTGTGTATCTTCTCGACCTGGTACTTGAGTCCAATAAACTCGCATAGCTTTATAAGGATTTTTCATTGGGTCGTCATCTGGTAACTCTGCGTTTGTAAAAAGTTCCCAGAACATATTATAGCCATTAGGTGTAGATGTAATTATAATTCGTGAATTATTAATTGATGATACAACAGGCACAATTGCACCATAATAGTCTCGTATAAAATTTTCTGGTATATGGGCAAACTCATCAAGATAAAGTAAGTCAATTGTAAATCCGATTGAAGGGTCTTTTGTTCTATTTTCTGTTTGAATACGTGAGTTATTTTCAAATGAAATTTGTGTTTCGTTCCAGTTAGTTACACCTTTTTTCAAATAAAATGGTAATAATTTATAAATATCTTTAATTTTCCTAATAATTTCCTTAACAGTTTTTCCTTTATTCGCAACAATCATACATCCTTTATCATCATTAAATAATACAAAGTGTAATATAACAATTGCTGCTGAAACCGTATTATGTGATAATATATCATTTGTATAATAACTCATTTCTGGCGTACCAATAGATAAATCAAACATGCTTGCTTTACCATACATCTTTTTTACTGATTTAACTTTACTTAAACCTTGTTTAGTTAAAACAAAATCATCATTGGTTAAATCAATTAACATTTTAGTTTGATGTTCTTTGCAAAAAATCATATGTGTATCAGCACCTTCTAGACATAATCCATTTTCTAATTCTAATCTATATCTTTGAAATGGTTGAGTTATATTAATTTCTGTTACAGGAACAATACCATAATCTGTTTCAATCATTAATTCATTTTCTAAAAAAATAGTATTAACAAATTTTTTTAATACATCATCTTCATTCGGATTAAAATTTCTAAATTCATATCTTTCTATCAATTGAATTATGAAATAGATTATATTTTTTATCACATTTTTTATCACATTTTTTATCACATTTTAAAATTATTTTTTTATTTCCAAATATATAATCCTTTATTATTAAATAAACCTTCACAATAATCCATTTTAATATTATAATTTGGAAAAACTATAGATAAAACGTGCTTATATATTCTAATTCTTTTTTGTAATTCTGTGTCACCTATTATAAAATATTTTGGAATATCTATTTTATCTAAAATATTACCAATTCTAACTAATACTTCTTTTTCTTCTCCTAATCCAGTAAGATCCTCATAATCTATATCATAAATATCATATTTATCCAATGTAAAAGATATATTCCAAATAAAATCACTATTTATTTCTTTATTAAAATTTAATAATGGTGCTAAATCAATTCTGTATTTATTTTCAGAATTAGTTTTAAAGAATATTTTATATCCAGGTATATTATAATTAGAATGACCAGAATCAAAATTAAAAGATATTATATCAAATTCAGTATCTTCATATTTTTTATCAAATGATTCTAATACATTTTTTTCATTAAATTTTTCAAATGTATATATTTTCAAAAAAGTACTAATTCTATCAGTCCTATGATTATTAATATAATTTATATATGTTTCATTTGTAGTAGAAATATATTTAGTTTTTATCATAAATTTAAATAATTTTTACATTTTTTTAATGTTTCTTCTTTGTGAGTTTTATATTCAGAATCCCATATAGTTAAAACTTGAAAACAACTATTGTAATTTATATAAAATATTATACAAAAAAATTTTTATTTTTTCTAAAAATGTTAATTTTCTTTCCTTAATTATCTCATTATAATAAAGTAATCCAATAGGAATTTTTACATTTTTTTCATTTTCAAGTTGTACATTAGCTAAAGTGTTGAAAATCAAGCATTTACCCGTTTGTCTTGAAGCCATTAAAATACTTCTAGGATTTTTTGTGTATAGATCAATAATATCTTTTTGGTAATCACGAAGTTTCATTTGGCCAATTGTACCATCTTCTCTTTTAATATGACAATAATTTTCAGCAAAATAGTGAATATTAATTTTACATTTAAGATATTCTTCCCATTCCAAATTTGACATTGCAAATGTTACATTTGCTTTTCTAATGCCTCTTAAATTTGAAAACCATACCTTTTCGTATCTTTTAAGTATTTTTCCTAAATTTTCACGTTGTTCTATATCTTTTATTATTTCTGTTGTTAATATAAATTCTTCTATTTTTTCAGCCATTGTTAATAATTTTTTTTATTTCATCATAATCATCTTCTGTTAAACCAATATAACCTTTACAATGAATAATGTTTTCTACATATGGTTTAATATCAGATATTTTATCATCAATAACTATATATTTATTATAGTCGTGCCCATTCAACCATTCACGTATTTCTAAACCTCTATATTGTAATAAATTTGGTGTATAATCATAAATTTTAGGCACAATACCTTGATTATTAAATATTTCTTGTAATTGGATTAATGTATATTTAATTCTCCATGTGGATGTTATAACTGGCAATAGATTAAAGTCGTTACATATTTTATTATAAATATTAACACATTTTTTATTCCATTTTCTATTAAAATTTGGATTTAAGACTCCATCGATATCTGTAAAAATTATATTACACATTATTCAAAAACAAATTCAATATTATAACCTTTAATTACAAAATTAAGATAAAGGATATCTTGTAAAGTACCTTCGTAGATTTGTAAATCTAATGTATATCCTAATGCTATTAATTCTGGTATATACGTATTAATTTGGTTTTCTACTTTACTTTTTAAATTGCCAGTAGTTACGTTAGTTTGCCAAAGGTAATATTCTAAATTGCAGCCAATTTCAACATCGCCTAAAACTTCACCATTATTTGTAAATAATATCATTTCTAATTTTTGTACGATTACTTCTATTTCATCGTCTTCTACAATTCTATCTGGTTCATATCTTGGATGACCAGGATATCTTATGACTAAATCTTTTACGTCTCTTAATGACATTTGAAACCTTATTTTTATTATATATATAAAAAATATATATTTCTAAATGGAAGAAACGGAAGATGTTAATTTTATAACAGTTATAGATTATATTGGTGAAATAAACAATGGTGTTGCTATATTATTATCATTAAAGGTCAAAGAAAAAATATACGAAATTGGATTTTGGTTTGATAGAGAAAGTAATTATATAATGTCATCGGATGATAATTTTTTAAAGGATTATAATATAAAAGATATATATGAATATAAAGATTATAAAAAATTAGCATATTACATATATACTTTTGTGCTAAATAACAAAGAAGAAATATTTAAAGAATTTTTAGATAAATAATCAGGACATTCTTGATGTTACGCCTTTCCAAATAATATTTATTGTACTAAATCCAGTTGATGTTTTTGGATCTTCACTAAAAAATATACCATTTCTATTACTCCAGCCACCTCTTAATATGACCAATTCATTTTGACCAATAATAATATCACCTAAAACAGCATCCATACCAACTAATTTAGTCGGATCATATTGTGTTGTTGTATTATATGCAACAACAGTAGAACTTCCTACTGATAAACTTGAATTATTCTGAAGTGAACTTGAATAAATACTTGAATTGCTTACAGTTTGGTTAGAACTTGAACTTAATGTATTAGATGGTGTAATTGAATTTGATGTTGAATTTGATGTTGCATTTGATGTCGAATTTGCATTTGAGTTTAATGTTTGTTGTGATGCTATTGAATTTCTATAAGAAGTTGATGATATATTAACGGAATTTGAATTTGTGGCATATGTTGACTGTATTACTGGGCTGACTGTTGAAGTTAACAATGCACCATCCTTATGATAGTCTTCATTATCTTTACCAACAAATTCTATATTAACAGAATCTATACCATCAATAGTTTTTAGTTGTGTTATTAAATCTGCTTTAACTATTCTATCATATCTAGTATAGTTTGCAAAATAATTAGATAGAATATTGGTAATTTGTTGTCTAATATTATCTTCAGTTGTATCATCATATCTTGTAGCATATATATTTATTATAAATCTTTTTATTTGAGGATCAATTATATTAATAACTGATGTAATACTTATAATACCTTGCATTTTAAGATATGATATAATTCTATCTTTACCAACTTGATCTAAATAAAAAGCAGAAAATGGAACATTAAAATAATTTACATTTGTTGAAAAATAATCAGTTATTCTAGGTATTAAATACAAAAACATTTCATTTATATAAATATTATCCAATGAACCATTACTATTAATATTTACCTGTATTGAATCTAAAGTATTAAAAGCATTAACTTTAGAAAATATATTCAATTTTTGAAGATGATAAATAAATTGTGAAGGTGTAGCAAGTACAAAATTTCTAGAAACATGTGATATAATTGCTTTTGTGTGCTCAATACTTTCACCATCACTCGCAAATTGGATATTTGTATTAATAAAAATATCGAATAGTTGACTTGGTTGAATAACATTACCACTATCATCATAGATATCATCAATAAAATTAAAATCATTAACTTTATTATTTAATATGTTACCATTTAGTCCATTATTTAATAAATATGTAACTGTTATTATTGATCCAATAGTAGGGATAATACCATTTACGCCATTACCAAAATATACATCTAATCCACCATTAAATCCAGTTCTAGTATAACATGCATATTCATTAGTAAGCATATCATATATATGATCTCTAATTGTAAGACTTATTCCATTTAATGTAACTTGAAAATCAAAATTATCTATTGTTGCACTATTACTAACATTTACTTGAAATGATTGTGATATTGTTCCATCACCAGTAAATGTTTGAGTTTCGTATTTTCCTTGTGTTATATTTATGAAAAATTGACAACCTGGAGTTAAAGTGTAATAATTTCTATCTGTACTTGTTTTCAATGAGTAATAAAGCCCATTTGTTGAATTTTTAATAAGAGTATTATCATATATAACTACTTGTGAAACATTATCAATACTAACACCCTGTTTAAGTTTAAATTGTAATGTACCTTTAGCCGCCATTGCTCTTGATGGATTATGGCCAGAAATCCTAGCAATATTTGCTATCATTCTTGTTGAAACTGCCTGATCAATATCTAATTGTTTAACAAAATTTTTCAAATATAATATATCTTGAAGAAAAAATTCTTTTATAACTTCTAATATTTGACCATATGGTGATGCAGGGTTAAATAGAATACCAGATTTATTGTAAGCTGCACTTAACCAATTTATTATTTGATTTGTTAAATTTGTATAATTCAATTCTATGAAATTAAAAACCCTGTTAAGTTTCGTAGTTCTAGCCATTTTTACATTTTAATTTTATTTTTTAAATTATTGCCTATTGTTTCAATAAGTCTATTTAAATTCTTTTGCTCTTCTTCATATATATTATCCAAAAATTTAAAATTAAATAGATATTTATTATCAGATTCTTTTTTTATGGTTAAATCAACTTTTTGATTATTATTTAATTCTATTTTAAAATCAAAAGATATATCTTCACAAGGTATTATTTCAATTTTTGTAAAATCAAGATTAACAACTGAAATATTTGTAATTTTATTTTCTTGAAACCATTTATTTATTAACGTTGATGGTGATTTTATAAAATCTGACAATATTTTAATATCTTTACCAAACTTATTTTCCTTAAATATATTAGAAATTTTATTTCCAAAATCATTTAAATCTGAAAAATCTATTCTAATATATTCACAATTAATATCATACAAATATGAAAAATAATTATTTTTAAGCTTAGTGTCATCGACATGAAACACAAATTTTGTATAAATAACATTGATATCATTATATAAAATTCTATTTATAGAAATTATAAATTTATCTGTACTTCCACTTTGTTTATCAACAGATAGTACCTTTGAAGAATCAAATATTTCTAAAATTTTATTTTCTAAATCACCAACTAATATATCCATACATTAAATTATTTTATACGTCACATTATATCTCTGATCAAATGATGAATTATTATCACCATTAACTCTTAATAAAGTAACTTGTATTCCACGGTAGAAACTAACCCTAGGTTGGCCAACCAATATATATCCTGAAACATCTCTTGATTTCAAATCTATTGTTAGAGTAATACCAACTTTACATAAAATTTTATAAGCTCCACTATAGTCTAAAACATTACCACTAGTATCTTTAAAATAAAAGTTTTGAACATATATAGTATTTCCACTTTTAAAA